TAATTGACTTAGATTTAACTAAAATAAATAAAAACATTCCATAGAAATTTTTTGCAAAGATATCTAAAATATTATAACTTGTATTTTTAATATTAAAATCAAAAACAGCAGCTACACCATATAATGACCAAATAATAAACATTGGCCAATATAATTTTAATCCTTGATATGTTTTTACGGCATAATTAGAATAAAGCATTTTGAAAACATATGCAAAGAAAATAAACCCTATTGGTGTAGTATATTTAATATTTATTACATTTATTTCACCAAGATAACCAAATAATAACATCATCCAGTTAGCAACTAAAATTTTTAAAATATTATTTTTTTCAGATTTAAGTAAATCAAATAATTCTATTGTTTTATTTTTTTCTTTTTCCTCAATATATTTTAAATAAATAATTGTTGATAATAACATAGTTGGTGTAGTAATAGCCCAATCAAAATATCTAATCGAAGTAATATTATTTGGTAATATTTTATTATGAATGCTATAAACAAGATATAAATAAAAAATAAATTCTATTAATTGTACCAATGTTTCTAATTTGAGAGCTGATTTTAAGATTTCATCTTTTTTATCTAGTTTATAACTTAAACCTTTAATACCAAAAATACCAGTAATTAATTGTATAAATAATGATGAATATGATGTTAAATTTAATAAATTCATTAAATTACTTTATAAAAAATTTAATAAATTTATTTACACATATTATTTCCTGAATTTCCTCCGCGATTAGATAAATAGTTAAAATCATCTTTAGTAACACATAAACAACCACTACCTTCACCATAATTGCAAGTTAAATTTGTTCCAATGTAATTTTTTAATTTATCTTTTGGAATTTTTCCAGATTTAGCATCATGAGGAACAGGCCATTGACTATGATTACAGCATTGTTTTGAACACATATTTTGATCTAATTTACGAATAACATTAGAACTGTTTACAAATTCTTCTTCAAATTTATTGAAATCTTTTTCTTGTTTATATTGAAAAGAAGGTAAAACAAATAAATAAAATAAAACTGTACCTAATAATACTGTAGCAAGAATTAAATTACTATTAATTTTTTTTTGATATTGCATTATATATATATATTAGATTTTAAATATTTTTTTATTATTTTCTAAAGTATTAATAATGAAATTACTACATAAAATAAAACTATTTAATAAAAAAAAAAATAAGGAAATTACAAAATTATTGAGTTCAAGTAAAAAATATAAAATAGATTTTTTAAAAAATAATAAAAATAAAATGGGTATTTATGATAATAATAAACTAGTTGTTGTTGGAGATTATAATTTTTATGGTATTTATCAACCTTTTACCAATTTATGGATATGGGCAAGTTCAATACCCGGAGTTTCTAAAAAACATATTAATAATGTAAAAAAAATAAAAGCTTCAGATTACTTGTTTGAAGATGATTCAGATCCAAAAATATCATTTTACTATCAGTTATTAACTCAAGATGTAATTTTAATTACAAATGAAAAAATGATAACTTGGATTAATGAATTATTATTATATTTATCTAATGATTTATTTTATTTTAATCCAATAAATTCTGATCAAAATATTCAATTTATTACATTATCAAATATAAAAGAAGAATATATTTAGAGTTTAATTTGTTTATTGATTCTTTTTTTATCTTTGGATGCAAGTGTGTTAAATTCTGTAGTTTTATCAATTTTTAAACATAATTCTATTTCTTTTATTGATATATCTTTATTGTAACCATTTAATATTTTAATTAGTTCTTCCTCTTTTCCTTCTTGTATTAAGTGATTACAAATTTTATTTAACATTAAAATTTCATTATTTGATTTATTATTAATTATTTTTGATAAGTTAATAATGTTTTTTCTATTAATATTTTTAAGTGATGTTTTATTTAAATCAGAACTAAATTTAATGTCTTCTTTATTAATCTTATAATTAGATATATTTTTACATATCCAAAATGATGTATTAAGACATGTATAAAAACCATGTATATTTTGAAGATACCAATTTTGATCGGTGTATATACTTGTTTCTATATTATCACCTCTAGAAAGTGAATCAGATACTTTAACAATATTATATATTATATTTTGCCATGAATCTTTTGATTTATTTAAAATTTTTTTTAAATAGTTTTCATGTATCATTAATGGTAATAATACTTTTTCAGATTCATATAACTTGATTATAGTTTCATAATCTAAATAGTTATTTAAAATTCTTTCTGTTGAATCAAATAAACCAATATCTATATTTTTTTCTCTAGATTTTTCAATAAATTCATCCATTTTTAAATTAGTTACTCTTCCATTTAATAAGTGATAAGATAATTCTTGAAATAAATTAATTAATCTTCTGATATCATTTTGTGCAAATAAAATTAATTTATTAATAAGATTATCATTTTCCCAAATTATTTTTTCAGCAGAAGAAATATTTTTAATTAAATGTACTAATTCTTCATTAGTTGGATTAACAAATAAAATTTCTTTACAACTCTTTTTTAAATCGTTCAATAGTTTAGAATGTTGATTATTAGAAATAAATATAAGAGGAAAACTTTTTACTTTATTATTATTTTTAAAAATATCCATAATATATTTTTTTTCACTAGTTAATGTAATATTTTCAGTTTCATCAAAAATTAATGCTATTTTATTAATTTTATTATCCTTAAAATTTATTTTAGAATAAACTGAATTAACAAAATTATAATAATCATTAAAATCATCCAATATTCTATGATCTTTTATTTCATTAGGATTTATTATTCGCGGAATATAATTTAATTCATTTAATAATAATTTAATAGTTAATGTTTTACCTAATCCTTGATTTCCAGATATAATTATACCTTGGTTCTTATTATTACTTAAATTAATTAACCATTCTTTTATACTTTTAATTTGATTTACATTACCAATAATATTATTTAATGTCAATGGCTTATATTTATTTATCCATAAATCATTATTAATCATATATAAAAATATTAATATTTATTCTTTATAATGAAAATATATAATTATCATATATGGTTTAATTATTTTATAAATGTTTAAAGAATATTTGTTAATAAAAAACTTTAAAAAATATAAAATAAAAAAAAAATTTCTAATTCAATATATATATAAATGGATTCCTCTGATGTCAAAAATAGAAATCGTCCTTCTAATAGTAGTTCAGTAGATGATGAAGTACAAAAACTTTTTCGTAAAAACAATGGTAAGATTTCAACAGAAGATTTTATTAAATTAAGACAAAGATTTAATGATGAAGATTTAGTTAATAAAATTCAAACGGCTTATGTTGAAAAACATTTAAACATCACTAAAAAAGCAAAAAAATTTGCTGAACTGATTCGTGAAAAATATTCAAATAACCAATATCCTTTTCATATCTTATTAGAAAAAGCTCGTTTATTTAAGGTAAAACATGGTTTATCTGAAGATGAATTTTCTGAATTTCAACGTATTTATGAACAAGAATTAGTAGGACTAAAATCTCCCGATGTCATGGTACCTGCAACTAACATGATGAAAGTTTTAGGTTCTGTTAGTGTTGATTTTCAAGGTTTTGCATCTAAGTTAAGTGACAATGACTACAAGCACTTACAAGAAATCTTAAAATTATATGCAAGTTCAAGACCTCTTCATGCTCAAGTATTATTACAATCAATGCAATACAGCGACTGTGACTTTGAAGCTATAACCGGTGAATACAAACCTGAATTAGGTCATCGCCCTGGTGATTCTATTCATCCTGTTATTGCAGCAATGTTCATACCCAAAATTGAACAATTAGAAAGTCACTTTTTATATTCTAACATTGCAGGTATTGTCAAATCTCGTTATAATAATGAAAGGTTAAATAATCGTCCTGACTATGAATTATTCCATGCTTTAACTCAAGATCCTAACGATGTTGTTTGCGATAATCGTTCAACCATGCTTGATTTATTAAATCGTGCTCAAATTCAAAACCAATTATGGAACAATGTTTTAAGTTTACGTAACGGTCAATATTATAACACACAATTTCGTGATTTTGTTGGAATGGTAGATATGTGCAGACTTAATAAACACGACACCCCAGATTTAATTTACGGTCGTTATGATGGAACTATCTTAAAGAGATTATTATCTACTTTCTCTTTCCGCCCAACAATCGTTGCTACCACTCCAGTATACCAAGTTGTAAACATGAATCCTTATCAACAAAATGTTCGCCCTCTTGTAACAGCAGTTCCCATGATTAATTTTAGACTACCTTCATCCATCACCGATGACACAACTAGAGACCTTAATGAAGCTTTAGAACAACATCAATTTTTCTTAGAAAATGGCACCCTTGTTCCTCGTCACACATCTTTAATTTATTCTCGTGGAGTTTTATTCTTCTTTGTTGATAGACGCGCTAACGTTATTAAATTCAATGACATACAACCATTTAGCATTGCAAGAATGCCTTTAACTGTGTCTGGTTTTGAACGTATTAATGATCAAGTTGTAAACTTTGAAACATCTTTTGAAATTAGAGGTGATGTTTATCAACTTCGTTCAGTTGTATTAGCTGAAATCAACAGAAATACACAAGAAAAAAATATTGTTGTTGGATCTTCTGCTATTTTCATGATTCACCCTGACCTACAACCTAACCAACAAACAGTTAGTACAGAATTCTTTAAATATGATCCTATTTCTGTAGCAGATGCTTATCTTGATACAACTACTCAAACATTCAAAAATCGTAAACCTGTTAGCATTTTACATGGTATGGCAAATGTTGGTCCAACTGGAACTTCATTTATTGAAATGGCACAAACTCGTGGTATTGTATTTATGTATCAAAATACTAAAGTTAATGAAAATCCTGAATTACTATATTAAATATATTTATTTTATTCATTAGATTAAAATAAATTTTTTTTTTTCTAATTTATATATATGGCTACAAAAGAAGTTGGATTTGGTACTGCAAAGTTACCCATTAAAAAATTTGATATACAAGGTATGGTTGATCATTGTACTATTGCTATGATAGCTAAACGCGCAACTGGTAAATCTTTCTTGACCAGAGAAATAATGTTTCAAAAAAAAAATTTAGCTGCTGCTATTGCTATTAGTAGAACTGAAAAATTAAATGGATTTTATACTGATTTTATTCCTGATTCTTATATTTATTCTGAATATTCTAGTGATATTTTAACAAGAATATATGAAAGACAATCTAAAATGAATGAAGATAATAAAAATAGAATTAAAAATGGTAAGAAACCAAAAGATGATTCTATAATGTTAATTATGGATGATTGTATGAGTGACAAAAGATGGCTTAAAGATCCTAATATATTAGAAATGTTTTTTAATGGAAGACATCATCATTTATCATTTATATTAACAATGCAATATTCTGTAGCTATTCCACCAGAAATGAGGTCTAACTTTGATTATATTTTTTTACTAGCAGAAGACACAATTACTAATAGAAAAAAATTATATGAACATTATACAGGTATGTTTCCAACTTTTGATATATTCCAACAGGTTTTTTCAGATTTAACAGAAAATTATGGTATGATGGTTATTAATAATCGAATTCATAGTAAAAATATCACTGATAAAGTTTTTTGGTATAGAGCTAAAACAGTACCTACATTTAATGTTGGATGTAATAAATTTAAAAAATTTCATGATGAAGCATATGATTCACAGTGGAACAAACGTTTAGAAATATTTAATCCTGAAAGTTTATTTTCTAGGAAAAAAAATTCAGTACGTGTCACAGTTATTAAAAATTAATTATCACCAATAATTTTT